CCGTTATTTTCTCCCCTTCGCGGGCTCCTGCGGGGGGGGGGGGGAGGGCCCAACCCCCCGCCGCGCCTGCTGTTCCATGTACTTTTTCACGGCCTGGGCCTGGTATTTCGGCGGAAGGTCGGAAATGTTGATGGCCATTTATGCGCCCTCACCATTCTCTCGGACTTGTTTCACCCCTCTGCGCCTCGCGGCCCGGTCGCGCTCATTTTTCAGCGCCTCGACGGTCAGGACGTAGAATGGCTGCAGGCGCCGCCACTCGGCCGCCGGCATTTCATACTGCTGTTTGGCCATAAGCGCCTCCCACAGTTGAATTGCCTTTTCTATGGCCTCTTTCCGCGCCCTCTGCCTCCGCCTTTCCCGGTACGCTTTTACGGCTCCAGCCACCAGCGCGATCCCCATGATCGCGGTTGCCGTTTCGCCTCGTGTCAGCCCGAAAAGCGTGGCCGCCACCAGATACCCGTACCACACCACACCCGTGGCAAAAAGCACCGCCACCAGGGTGGCCATGCACAGGCACACCGCCCGCAGGTATTCTTTCATGCCTTATTCCTCCGTTTCTGGTATCTCAATGTGCCGCCATGACATGGGCGGGCGTTTCAGACCAAACTCCGCCAGCGGTCTGGGTTCATCGAATTTTACCGGGTTTTCCACGATCCAGGCGCACACGCTTTTCCCCGGTCCTCCGGCGTAGTCTACCAGATCTCCCATTGGTATGCAGGCCCTCCTTTGCAGTCCGGCCATCAGGTTGGTTTTTACGTATCCCGGACAAAGGAATTTCCCCTGCACCCCTCCGGTCCCGCTTACATACACCAGTACCAGCACGGGCCACGGCTCCGGCTCTCCCGCTCCGCCCTGCGGTGCCGTCTTTCTGATCTCCATGTCCTTTTCTCCGGCCAGGATCTTCTCCCACCATTCCGGTTTCAGGCTCAAAAGCACGGCTTTCATTTTTCCTGCCCTCCCGGCACCGCGATAAAGCGGCATTTATCCGTGGCGAACTCCGCCACATAGTTCAGGGCCAGCGCGGCCAGGGAAATGTCCGCCATGAGATCGTCCGCGTCCTCTTTACCTCTCCCGTCCCTGTTTTGTGCCAGCAGGTTGCGGGCCAGCACTTTCCCCAGGTCGGTCAAATTCCTGGCCGCTTCTTGCCACCGCTCTTTCGGCAGGGATTGTCCGATTTCCACGTTGGTGATCTTTCCCATGGCTCACACCTCCCAGGGGGACGCGGAGGGCTGGAGATCCGGGAAGTGCGCCCGCAGGTTGTCCTTGTAGAAAACCGGGATCTCGTTCTCCGCGCAAAACTCCGCGATCTGGTCCACCCACTCCCGGCGCGGCGTTACCTTGTCCGGCCGGCTCCCGGTTTCGGCCCCCAGGATCACCCACTGGGGCAGGCCCTCCGCCGCGCTCATGTCCACCGGCCCCAGCAGCGGCTCCATGCTCCAGAACGTGTTGATATTTGCCCATTGCATGGGATACATGGCCGCCGCGTCCTCATTGGCCACCGTGGACCCGTACCAGAAATTTTCCGCATGGGGGAGGAGGGCCACCTGGTCCAGTTCCAGGTATCGGGCGGGGTTTTTCGTCAAAAACAAGTATCTGTGCTGGGGCGCTCTCTGGCAGGCGTCCAGCACGTCCCGGATCCATGCCGTCGGCACCCAGCGGCCGAACAGGTCCGCCATGCTGCACACAAACACGGTCCGGCCCTCCTTCTTCCGCTCCGGCTGGTCCAGCCGGTAGCGGTGCAGGGTCGGCTCGAACCCATAGGGGTACGGCGTCCCCTTGATCCTCTCCTCCAGGACATGGAGGCCGCCCACGGCGGCGCGGTCCTCCATTCTGGCGTCAAATCGGTGGGCGGTTCGTCTGGCGTAGCAGTATGGGCACCCATGGCGGCACCCGGTGACGGGGTTCCAGGACATTTCCGCCCAGTCAATTTTCGTTTCGTTCATGGTGTTTACCTCCGTTCAGTTCCAGCATTTTCTCGCGGACCAGTTTATCCACAACGTGGCCCGGCTCCCGATACCCGCACATGGCGGCCAGTCTGTCCAGGTTATAGGCGGTCTGCGCCGTCACCAGGAGAGTGACCCGCCGCAGGTTCTTTTTCTCTCTCATGGTTCCGCCTCACTTCCCGCTCCGGTCCAACCCGATCTCCTCCATGTTCATGTGCCCGCTTTTGCCTGCAGCAGTCTGGATCCCGCGCTGCACGGAAAGCAGGATCACGCCGGTGGCCGCGTCCGGCGGCACGTTCCGGTTGGCGGTCATAACCCGCCACGCGGAGGCCGCCACCGCCTCGATGGCCGCCAGTTGGTCGTGCCCCGTTCCTCTGGTGGTCACTTCCAGGCCGCCGCCTCTCTTTGTCACGCTCAAAATAACCTGGTCATTCATCGTCTGGATCCTCCTTCCACTCATTCACGATACAGCCCCGGCAGTTATAGTCCGGGCAGTAGGTGCAAATGTCCACCCCGTCCTTTGCTGCGGCCCGGATCATGGCCTCCAGGTTTGGTATGTTGATCTGCCGGTTAGGGTGGATCAGTTCCACCACCCGGCAGAGGTAGGCGGCCGCGTCCCAGTCCCCGTACACCTCCGCCGGCCCGCTCGGTTCCATCTTCTCCGGGTCCATTGGCCAGATTGCCACCGATCCGCCGGCGGGGTCCGCGTCCCACCTGGCCGTCGATTGCTCCGTGATGTTCCCATCCTTGTCCCGGCAGATCCGCCCCAGTGTGGCGGTGCCTACTCCGATCCCGATAACTCCCACGCGCTTTCCTCCGTTTCTTTCCGGTGGCTATACCGCCACCGCCTTTTCCAGTTCCTCCATGGTGCTGATCTCCTGGCTGCACCACTCCGGCAGGTTTGCCCGCACCAGGGCGGTGGCGAACGGCGGCGGGACCGCATTTCCGCACCTGGCCACCTGCTTGGTTTTTGGGTACACCGTCCCGGTATAGTCCCGCTCGATCCTGTAGTCCACCGGGAACCCGTTGGCCATATACAATTCCCTGGGTGTCAGCATACGCAGGCCAATGTCTGCCAAGAAATAGGCCGCGCCGTCGATTTCAAACAGGATCACGTCCTCCGGCCCCAGGTTATACCCGCAGTAGGTGTTTAGCAGGTCCCGGATCTCCGGCCAGTGCCCCAGTTCTGCGCCCGGCTCCGCCCGGGCCACCACGGTGGTTACGACGCCGAAGTGTCCGCCGCCGGCCGTGATGGTCTGCACCGGCTCCGACATGGGGCCGCCCAGGTTGGTTCCCTTCATTTTGACCATGTGCGTGGCCACAAGGCCCTGGTGGTCGTTCCCCAGTGTCGTGGCCGCAGGCTCTCCAGCCCTTGTCCCAATGCTGGCGCCGTGGTACTCCGTTATGTGCGCCGCCAGGACGGCCTCCCGGTCTTTCGCCGTCACCGTATGGAGCGGATCCCCAATTCCTTGGCCGTGTTGGTCGCTCCCGTAGTATTTGACCAGGCTGGCCGCCGCCAGTCCGTAGCGGTTGGAGGCGTCAATGGTCATAAGCGGGTCCGCCACGCCCTGGCCCCGTACCCTCTCCGTCTGCTCCGTGTGGTACTGGATCAGCGCCGGCGCCACCACGCACTCCTCCGCCTTGGAAACCTGGGTGTGCGTCGGCTCCGTGATTTTCCGCCCCCGCTCACCGCCGCCGGTTTGCCCTATGGCCGCCAGCGTCGGGGTGATCACCATTTGATGGCCGCCCGCTCCGCTGCTTGTGATCGTGTTCACCGGCTCCGTGATCCCTGTCCCGGTCGCGTTCTCGTTGTTGTGCATGGTCAGCGGCGCCATGACGGGGGAGGCGACGCCATACCCGTGCTTTGCCGTCACCGTCTGGAGCGGCGCGGCGGCGTCCTGCCCCCGGAAGTCACCCGCGTGGTTTACCACCACCAGGAACGGCTCCGGGTTCTTTATGGCGAACTTGTCCACGCCCCTGATCACCCGCCGCATTGTGTTGGGCCGTAGTGGCCGCTGGGCGGAAAGGCCGTATTTCTCCCGGATCTGCTCCCGCGTGTCAAAGATGGAAGGGCAGGGGAGGGTCCAGTCTATGATTTCGGCCGCGCTCCTCCACGGCTTTTTCCGCCCCTCCAGCACCTCCCGGCTGCCCGCCGGTGCGTGTGTCGGCTCCGGCCACACAATGGGCGCGCCGTCACACCTTGCCACCAGGAAAAACCGTTTCCTGGTCGTTGGCGCCCCGTAGTCCGCCGCCACCATTTCCCGCCATTCCACGGCATACCCCAGGGCCTCCAGTTGTGAAAGCCATTTGCGGAAGGTCTGTCCGGCCTTGGATTTCACCGGGTGTCCTTTCCGTACAGGCCCCCAGGTCTGGAACTCCTCCACGTTCTCCAGGATGATCACCCTGGGCCGCACGGTTCCGGCCCATCGAAGAACGATCCAGGCCAGGCCCCGTATGTTCTTGTCCACCGGCTTTCCGCCCTTTGCTTTTGAAAAATGCTTGCAATCGGGGGAGAACCACGCCAGCCCCACCGGGCGCCCCTTTGACACCTCGCGCGGGTCCACGTCCCACACGCTTGCCTGGTAATGCTCCGTAAACGGGTGGTTCGTCTTGTGCATGAGTATGGCGTCCGGGTCGTGGTTGATGGCTATGGTCACAGGCCGCCCTGTCGCCAGTTCGATCCCCGTAGACGCCCCGCCGCCGCCGGCGAAGTTGTCCACGATGATCTCCTCCAGGAGGTTGATCTGCGCCCCGCTCATTCCCTCGCCGCCTCTCTTAATGCGTTCACATACTTTTCCGCGTTTTCCTTTGCCCTGCAGTACGGGCAATTCGCGCCCCATTCTCTGCGGAAAACTCCCCCACATTTTCCACACACCAGGGTGTCGTCCACTTCTCTGGCCAATCGTTCCATGAACCCCCGCAGTTCCACGGCCCACGTTATGTATAACTCTCTGGCGTAAATGTTGGCGGCCAGTTCATCCGCCATTTCCATGGCCTCCCGTCGCGGAACCAGGATCGCGTGGTTTTCCCGCGTCCGTTTTCCCGGTTCCGCCCATCCGGCCCGTTTGGCGTCCATGTACTTCCACTCTTTTGCGCGGGCCTCTCTGTATGCCTCCACAAAGTTTTTCACCGCAGTTTCCCTCCCATCATATCCAGGTACAGGGCGCAGTCCTTCCCGATCCTCTGGCAGTACGCCCATTCCACCATGGCGCCCCGGCTCTCGCGGTAGTCCGGCAGGAACACGGCCAGATCCGCCGCGTCCACCATGGCCATGCAGATCCGCATATAGTCCACATCGTCCAGGCCGTCCGGCAGCGTGGCCGGGTTCAGGACCACGTGGCCCGCCTCCTCCAGTGCCTTGGCGGCCTCCCGGAACTTTGCCCGATACCGCCGATCCCCGGTGATCTTTCCGGCTATGTAAACTTTCATCGGCTTGCCTCCTATTCGTTGAAAACCTCGAAATATTCCTGGTATGGGTAGCCCGTCATTTCGTGCCACCCGGCCCTGCAGGTCGCCCCGTCGTCGAACTTATACAGCACCGCGCCCTTTCGCGCTTTCGGCTCCTTCCTCCAGGAGGAGGAGGAAACCACCTTGTAGGTGATCACCGGCTTGTCCATGTTTTGGGTCTTGCTGTACCGCTTTCCCCGTTTCCCGATCTCCCGGTACTTCTCCATGGTGGACCGGCTTTCCTTCATCAGGTAGGCCGCCAGTTTGGCGTGGTTCCCCCGGCGGTCCAGGGGCTTGAAACTGATACCCCCGCCGCCCCTGGGGACTTCCTCCCAGGCGTCCCCGATGATCTCCGGGTCCATCCGGCTTATGATCACGTGAATATGCGGGTTCGTCATGCGCTTGGTTTCTATCACCACCACGGCCTTGTACTTGATCCCCTTTTTCCTGCAGGCTTTCCGCAGGTTGGCCAGGAATGTGGCCTTGTCCTCCAGGATCTCCTCAAAGGTCGTGTCCTTTGCGTAGTAGTGCAGGACGGCGTGGAGATCTCGGTGGTCAAAGTTGGCGTTCAGATCCCAGCGCAGGTGTTCCTCCGCCACCCGCTCGTTGATCCGGGCTTGCCTCTCCGTGGTGGTCCCCTTGTTTGGTCCTCGCTTGACCCCCTTGGTGTGAACCCGGAAGGATTGCATTTTCCTATGTTCGACGGTCCGGCCAGCCTGCACCATCCTGTGTACGTATGGCATGGTGCCCCTCCTTTACGGGTGCTGGTCACTTTACTAATGCCTCTTACCGGCGCTTACGGGGCCGTGGCCCCGCCGAAAAATTATCCGTTGCGAACCTCCCGGGGAACTGATATAATATAAGTATCCGGGACGGTTTCGCCGTCGCTTATATCGCCACCTGCGCCGTGTTGTCAGCACCAGGCGCAGGTGGCTTTCATTTTCCTAAAAATGTATATTGTAATCAGATACCCCCCCCCCGCCAAACAGGGACATTTGCGCGGTGTGTTGCTGGAACCGCTTTTCCTGGGCCTCGAAATACTCCGGGTCGATCTCGTACCCTGTGAAGTCCAGGCCGGCGTCCCACGCGGCGATCCGGCTTGACCCGCTCCCCAGGTGTGTGTCCAGGATCCGGTCCCCGGGCTTTGCGTAGTGTTGAAAAATCCAGGCATACAGCGCCACCGGCTTTTGCGTTGGGTGTATCCTTCCGGCCTGGGCGGAGGATAGCGCCACGCGCTTGCTCGGTCTGTCAAAACTGGTCCAGGCCAGTTCAAAGGAGGCAAAGGACACTTCACTGGAAAATCCCTTGTCCCAGCAGATCCAGCACGAACTATCCGCCGCCGGGATCAGGCTCACAAAATGGTTGGCCCCGAAAATGATCTGGTTTTTTGACACCCGCACCAGTTCCGTGAAGTATTCCGGCGGCGGCGGGGCGTCGTCCCAGGTCACTTTTTTGTATTCGCTCGGCCGCTCACCCTTCCGCCGCCCCATATTGTTGCTTATCCTGATCCCATAGGGCGGATCCACCACGGCCAGGTCGAAACATTGATCCGGCATGGACCGCATGGCCTCCATGCAATCCATATTAAAGGCCCGGTTCTCCATTGGCCTGCACCTCCAGCCCCAGCCACCAGGCCGGGTTGTTCCGCTCCGCCTCATGCGGGCAGGCGTCGCAGTTCTCCGCCCTGCACTTGTCGCAGAACTCCCGGTGAAAGGCGTCGTCCCACGGACCTTCCAGGCAGGGGAGGGAACCCAGGAAAGCGCCCAGGACGGCAGGGGAGGCCGTGATCCTCTCGAACTCCGTCACGGTCAGCCCTCCTTCTTGTGCAGGTCCACGCTCTCCAGGGCCTCCCACACGGTCCGCTCCCAGTCCCACGCCCAGGTGGTTTTCCTGATTGCGCCCAGCATGACAGTTTCCCCGTCGTGGCTCCAGGCCAGCGCCCGGCCTCCAGAAATAGCGGCCGTCCCCATTTCCGCCGTGACCCGCTCCACGATGGCCAGGGCGGTGGGATCCACGCCATACGCCTGGCGGCCGTTCACCTCCTGGAATAACTGATACCCCCGGAAGGTGACGGGGACATAGGAGGCCATACTGGCCGCCTCTCCGCCCATCCACCCGGCCACGTCGTCGCTCACGATCCCGGCCATGACGGCCTGGGGTTGGTCGTCCTTCTCGATGGCCATAGCCTCGCCGTCGTCCGGGATCATGCCCATGTGTTCCACGATGATGGCCAGCGCCTTGCGTGGAAGTTTGGTCCACAGGCACCGCACGAACCACCCTTCCGTGTAGATCGTGACCTCCCCGCCCTGGTTCAGGACGGTGTACCCGCTATGTCGGTATGCTGCTTTTATGGCCTTTACCAGGCCCTTTTCCTCGATGATCACCAGCCTGTCCTCCTTTATTTAATATGTATAGGCATTTTGGCCACCGGCTCCGCCGGATCGGCGGCCCACACCTCTGCGTCCAGGATTGTCGCCCAGTCGCACCGCCACACCTCCGCCGCGTTCAGGATCGCGGCCAGGTTGGAGGTGTGGGGCACCACGATGGACCCATGGGCCGGGTGGACCACCCTGGAGCGGCCCGGGGCCTGCCAGCGGTGGAACCTGGCCCGCGCCACCGCCTCGCATCTGGTCTGCTCCCGGCTCCCCTCGTTGAAATTGAACGGTTTCAACCCAGCACCGCCTCCCAGCGGTCCATGGCCTCCATAACCTTGGCGCTGTACTCGGTGGAGGTGATACCGGCAGCCCATGCCTGGGCGGCCCCGCCCGGTCCCATGTTGTAGGCCATAAGGGCCTTTTCCGGCTCCCCATAGTTGGCCATGTGGGTCCCCAGCAGGTAGGCCCCGCAGATGATGTTACCGGCTGGCGTGGTCGGGTCCTCCCCGGTTTCTGCCTCCAGGTTGATCCAGTATGTATTCTGCGGCCCCGGGTTTAACTGCATGATCCCCACCTCTCCCACGGCGCCCACGGCGTCCATGTCGAAGTGGCTTTCCACCTCCGCCACGGCCAGGGCCAGGGTGTAGGGGCACCCGTATTCCGCGCAGGCGGTCCGCATAACGTCCTGGAGGTCGTAGGAAAGCGGGATCTCCTCGGAGAAATACCCCTGTTCCAGCAGGGCGGCCTCGATCTTCTCCGCCTCCAGCGGATCCTCCCCCAGGACGGCCGCCGGCGTGGTAATTGGCGTGACGGCCACGGGATCCGGCAGGATCGTTTCCGGTTCGTCAGCACCTACGGCCGCGCAGGCCATAGCGACGGCCCACACCACAGCCAGGACCAGGGCGGCCATGCAGGCCAGGGCGGTGATCCGGCGGCGCCGGACGATACGCCGGCGGCGCTCATTCCGGCGGCGGCTGGCCTCCCGGCGCTCCGCCTCCGCTTGCTCCTGTGCCCGCACTCTCTCCTGTTCCTGCTGCTCCCGGGCGGCGGCCCGCGCCCGTCGTCTGGCCGCCTCCGCCATTTGATCCTCCCGGCGGTGCCGGACCTCCATGGCGCCGATCCGGCGTTTCAGGTCGTCCACGTCTGCCGCCACACCCTGGTACTGCTCCATGGCCCGGCGGTACTCTTTTGCTTTTCGTTGGCTCATTTCCTGGACCCTCCCGTGAAAAATACTCGCTTGACCTCATAGGGGAGGCCATAGCGCCGGCGGCCGCACTTGTCGCAGGTGATCTTCTCGGACCGTCCGGGCAGTTGCTTGACCTCCCGATCCTTCCGGGCGGCGGTTTCCACCGCGCAGGGCTTGCAAAGAACCTTTTTCATTCCTCCTCCGCCTCCCGTTCATCCACCCAGGCCGCGCACATATCCGCCTGGTGGAGGCGCCACACCCACGGGGTGGCCTCCATGGCCGCCGAAAGGGCGCTGCCGTCACCTTTCACCGCGTTGTCATAGGCCCCCATGTGCCACCGGATGGCCAGCGCCTCCTCCGGCTCCAGGTCCATGTGCCGCTGGATCAGGTACAGACTTTTCTCACCGTGGCCCAGGGGGATGGGGTCCCGGAACGCATACGTTTGGTAGTCCTCCCAGTATCCGGTTTCCGGGTTCTCCCGCCGGCGGGTTTCGGTGTGGTAGCAGTTCACCTTGCACACGTCGTGCAGCAGGGCCAGGACGGCCACCGTTTCCTCCACGTCCTCCGCCAGCAGGTCGGAGGTGGTGGTCCCATAGGTTTCCACGCACACGATGGCCCGCAGGCGGTGGTACACGTTCAGGGAATGGTCCAGCAGGCCGCCAGGGTGCGCCCCGTGGTGCCTTGTGGAGGCGGGGGCCTCGAAAAAGTCCGTTTCCCGCTCCAGCCACGCCAGGAGGGCGTCCGCATAGTCCCGCTGTACCCGCTCGGTCCAGATCTTCAAAACTCCGCTTTTCTGTCCATGGTCTATACCTCCACACCTTGAAAGGTTTCTTTGATGGTTTTCCCGCGCACCTCGAAAGCCACGATATGGAACCGCCCCCGGGGGTGGATATAGTCCACACGGCCCCGCATGGGCCGCCGGATGGCCTTTCCGTGCGCCTCCTCGAATATGGTTTCCGGCGTCCGCACCACTTCCTGGCCGATCTCCAGCCGGGCCGGGCGCCGCCTCCGTTCGTTCATTGGTTCCTCCTATTCCGCCGGCGGAACCTCGTTCCCCCATGCGTCCCACCCCGGGGCGCGGTCCCGGGCGAACATTTCCAGCCGGGGTACGTCCCCCAGCAGTTCCACGATCCGCCGGCGCGTTTCGTCTGGTTTCTTGCTGTGCCCCTCAAAAGGGGCCTCGATCACCTGGTGGACCCGGTGGCTGTGGACCTGCTCCCGGGCCTTGAACCCCGGGGACACCCCCAGCAGGCAAACCTCCGCGTTTGCTCTGGTGTAGGCGCCCATGCCCCAAAAGTTCCCGCCGTTCTTCCGGTTCTTTTTGACCCACACGAAAGCGGCGGTTTTGTAGGTGAACCCCCACGCCTCCAGGACTTTGATCGCCTCCGCGATGTTTGGGAAAGTTGCCCACATGAAACAGGCGGCCCCCCCCCCGCAGATTTTCTTCACTGGCAATTTGCATATATCCTCGGTTGTCATGGTCTGGTAGTGCTTGGCGGCGTTTCCCCGGCTCTTGGCCGTGGTCCCGTGCTGCCGGTACTCCCATGGGGGATCCGCATAAATCACGCTGTATTCCTTATCAGGTAGCGGGAGAAAGTCCGCCATTGTCGGCACTCCTTTCTATCCGCCGGCGCTCCGCCGCCGTGGTGAACTCCTCCACCATGCCCCGCTCCCGGAGGTCCTGCAGGTCCAGGTTGTAGACGTTCCTGCTTACCGTCTTTCCGGTTTCTCCGTCCCGGATCTCGATAGATAGGAGGGGGCGCCCCATGCAGGTGGAGAAAAAGGCGTGGGCCTTGTTCCATTCCGGCGTGATCCAGTCCAGGGCATAGTCCGGGGTGCGCGGATACTTCACAAAGATGGTCCCGCCGCGCATGGGCGGGAGATTTTCCACATATCCCGCCACCAGTGTGTAAAGTTTGGTTTTGTTCGCCGTCAGCCTCAACATTTACAGGACCTCCTCCCGATACCAGGCCAGGATCCGCTTGGCGTACTTCTTCCGGGTTCGCTTTTTCTTTGTGTGCCGGTAGCGATAGGCCAGGGGGCGGTTGTAGACGGAGGCCCACCGCATGGCCTCCTGGAACTCCAGCGCCTCCCGGCAGGCTGCCCACACCCTGGCCAGCGCCTTTCCGGCCTGCTCTATGGTCGTACATATCGCGCCCCATGCCCCCGCCAGTGACTTCATGGCCTCGCTGGCCTGCTCCAGCGTGATGGTCATGGACCCGCCGGAGATCACGGCCGGCGGCACGGCCTCCGTGGGTTCTTCCGCCGCCAGGGAGATCTCCGGGATCTCGCCGTATGCGGTCCCCACCGTCTGGCCGTCCATGTAAACCGTCAGCGGGGCGGTGTCCTTTTTATCAGGTCCCACTTGGCCAGCCCTCCCCCCGGTGGTAGCCCATAAGGATCTGGTGTCCCATTTCCCCCAGGGCGTGGCGCATAACCTCCAGTTCCAGCAGGTCGGTGTACTTCATCCCGTACCCCTCCAGCATGGCGGCCAGCCTCTTGGCCTTTTCCGTGGTCTTTCTCACGGCCTCCCGCTCCTTGGCCATGTCCTCCGCGTCGAACCGTGCCCGCAGGTCCTCCAGGTCAACCTCCCCTGCCGCGATCTTCTGGCAGAACTCCACGGCCTCCTCCCAGGTAAATTCCCGGTATCCTGCCGTGCTGATCTCTCTCCCGGTCCCTCTTGTGTCGTAGCAACTTACGGTGTGTCCCCGCTCCGGTGCGTCCCACAGGCGGAAGATCCGAAAAATGATCCCGTCCTGTCGCCCGATCATGGTGCCGCGCCCTTCCCGCCGCCACTTAATTTCCTTTCGTTTCATGGCGTATCCTTTCCGGCGGCTTACTGTTTCGCCGCCTGTTCGCTGGCGGTTGGCTTACGGGCTTTTCTGCCCCGCCGCTCCAGGGACTGCTGCACCTTCCGCTGGGCCAGTTCCGCGCTATACCGCAGGCGCTGATCCGGCAGTCTGGACCCGTCCCGGCCCCGGGAAAGTTCGGTGTAAACCACGTCCAGGGATTTCCCGGTTTCTCCGGCGATCTCTTTCGGGGACAGCCCGCTTTCCCACATTCTCTGAATTTCCATCCGGTCCCCGATGGTTCTAAAAGCATAGTCGGCCATGTCCTCACCTCCAAACGGCCAAAAAATTAGGTCACACTCGGTCGTTGACCTTGTGTAACCTAATCTTAATGGCTGCCAACGGTGTCGGAACGCAGAAAAACCTTTACGTTTCACCCCTTGCCTGCTATAATAATTTAGTTATGATGGCTTTTTATTACCTTTGAAAGGGAGGGAACGTGCCATGAGATTCAAAAAATGGAACATCGGGACCCCGGCTGAGCGGGACGTTGCCCTCCTGCGGAGTGCCGGATACCCCTATCTCCTCTCCACGGTCCTGGCGGCCCGGGGTGTCACCACTGCCGAGGCGGCGGCCGAGGCGCTGGAGCGGGACAGGAGCCTCAGCATGTCCCCCATGCTGATGCGGGATATGGACAAAGCCGTCGCCCGCATCCAGCGGGCGATCAGCCAGGGGGAGACCATCGCCGTGTTCGGCGACTACGACGTGGACGGCATCACTTCCACGGTTCTGCTGATGGACTATCTCAAAAGCTGCGGCGTCCGCTGCCTGCAGCATATCCCCCGCCGGATCGAGGAGGGCTATGGCCTGTCCAAGGAGGCCATCCAAGGCCTGCGGGACCAGGGCGCCACGCTGATGATCACCGTGGACTGCGGCATCACCGGCAACGAGGAGGTGGACTTCGCTGCCTCCATCGGGCTGGATGTGGTCATCACCGACCATCATGAGTGCAAGGAGGAGCTGCCGCGGGCGCTGGCAGTGGTGGACCCCCACCGCAGCGACTGCCCCTATCCCTTCAAGCATCTGGCGGGAGTGGGTGTGGCGCTGAAGCTGGTGCTGGCCCTGGGAGGCGAGAGCCGGGAGGATGCCCTGTTCGCCCGGTACTGCACCCTGGCGGCCATTGGCACCATCGCCGACGTGATGCGGATGGAGGGGGAGAACCGCACCATCGCCTTCTGCGGGCTGGAGGCCCTGCCCCACACGGACTTCGTGGGCGTCCACGCCCTGCTGAAGGAGGCGGGGCTTCTGGGCAAGCCCATCACCTCTGTCCAGATCGGCTTTGTGCTGGCCCCCCGGATCAACGCCGCCGGCCGCATGGGCGCGGCGGATCTGGCCGCGGACCTGCTGGAGACCGATGACCCCGCCCGGGCCGAGGAGCTGGCAAAGGCTCTGTGTGACCTAAACCGGGAGCGGCAGGCGGTAGAGCAGGCCATCTGCGCCGACGCCACCGAGAAGATCGAGCGCCTCCGGGCCGAGGACCGCAGCGCCCTGGTCCTCTCCAGCGAGGACTGGCACCAGGGCGTGGTGGGGATTGTGGCCTCCCGCCTCAGCGAGAAGTACGCCTGCCCAAGCTTCATGATTCATCTGAAAGACGGCGTGGGCAAGGGTTCCTGCCGGTCCTACGGCGGGTTCAACCTGTTTTCCGCGCTGGAGTCCTGCGCCGACCTGCTGGAGGGCTTCGGCGGCCACGAGTTGGCGGCGGGCTTTACCATCTCCGAGGAGAACATCGACGCCTTCCGGGCCCGGATGAACCGGTATGTCCGCTCCGCCTCCGGCGGGGAACGGGCGGTATCCTGCCTGGACGTGGACGCGCCCATCTCCTGCCCCGGCGAGGTGACGCTGGCGGAGGTGGAGCAGCTGGACCAGCTGGAGCCCTATGGCGCGGGCAACCCCCGGCCGGTGTTCGCCCTGCTGGGCGCCACGGTGGACGTCCTGCAGCCCGTGGGCCAGGGGAAGCACCTGAAGCTCCGCCTCTCCAAGGGCACGTGCCGGTTTGACGCCATCTTCTTCTCCATGACGGAGGAGACGTGCGGCGTGGCGGCGGGCATGCGGGTGGACGCGGCCTTTTATCTCCAGGCCAATACCTTCCGGGGCAATACCACCCTGCAGCTGCAGCTCATCGACATCCGCCCCTCCCTGACCCCCAGCCGCCATGAGGCAGCGGACCTGGACCTGCTCCACCGCCTCGTGGCGGGAGAGGGCCTCACCGGGCAGGAGCGGGCCCGGCTCCAGGCGTCCCGCAGCCAGTTCGCCGCCTTTTGGACCGCGGTGGAGCGGCAGGGCCCCCCGGGGGGGGGGGGCGCGGGGG